AAACCTAAATAATGGAAAAGAAAACATTTAGAGAGACTAAAGTAGGTGCTTTTTTAGCTAGCAAAGCCCCTAAAGTGCTACAAGCTATTGGAGATGTGTTGCCTAATCAAGGTACGTTAGGCGTGGTAAAAAATATTATATCAAGTGATACTAAGATTAAAGCTGTAGACAAAGAAGAAGCTATGAAGCTTATAGAGCAAGATATGCAAGAGTTAAAAGAAATATCTAGCAGGTGGAGAGCTGATATGAAGTCAGACTCATGGCTTTCTAAAAATACTAGACCTTTGGCTTTAGTTTTTTTAACTGCATCAGCTGTATTAATGATGGCTGTAGATTCATTTCATTTACAGTTCGACGTAGATGAATCATGGATAAACTTATTAAAAACGTTACTGGTTACAGTATACGTAGCATACTTTGGTTCTAGAGGTGCTGAAAAAATTACAAAAATAAATAAATAAATAAAATGGCAATAAGAGGATTAGAAGGTACGCAAAATGCAGAACCAAGGGTTTTTGCTCATGATGCTTTAGATTTAAAACCTGCTAACTATACATTAGGTGATAGAATAGCTCATACTGGTACAATAGGATGTGCATTATACGTTGGTGCAGCTATGGATCTAACAGTGACAATGGAAGGTGGTACTACTGTACTATTAAAAGGAGTTACTGCTGGATCGTTTTTACCAGTGTTAGTTACACACGTTACTGCTACTAGTGTTACATTAGCTGCAGGTGGAGGAGAATTAATCGCATTATATTAAGATAATATGTTAATGGGACTGGGGATGCCAATCCCCGATTTATCTAATAAACCAGGACCGGGTAGGCCAGGTTGGGGACCTGCGGGAGCTTATGAGTTTCAATTTGAAGTAGATGGACAAGTTACTTTTAAAGCTGATGCTGCTGCTGGCGGTGGAAGTTTTACTGTAAAATGGCCTAACGGAAGTAGTCAAAGCTATTCAGGTAATAATTCTTCTATAACAGCACCTGACGCTACAGCTGGTATTGTTTCTATAAATAATAAATTAGATAGTGGTTATTGTGATGAGTTTGCAGTTACGGGTGGCAAAGACAAAGTAAAGAAAGTTATATCTTGGGGTGAAAGACCTTGGAGAGATTTATCAAATGGTTTTAACGCGTGTACTAATTTAACTAATATTGAAAACACTAAATTAATTGGTGGAGCTAATTGTAATTTAACTAGTTTATTTATTAATTGTACAGGACTTACTGATGCTTTGTGTGAAAATTGGGATTTGTCATCTGGCTGTAGTATAATTTATTTATTTCAAGGTTGCACTAATTTAGAATTATTAAATTTAACAGGATCTAAATTTGCTACTACTGGAAACTCTAGTTATGCTTTCAACAATGTGGGTAGTGCTACTACCAATGGATGCGAATTTAAAATGGCTGGTTTAGACTTTACTGGAAGTACCGTTAACAATGCTGGTATGTACTGGTTTAAATTAAGTAAGTTTAAAGACGGATCAAATCTTTCTAATTGGACGTTTGATAGTGCCTTAAATAGTTTTAGAGGTAATGAAATGTTCAATAACTCAATAGTAAACGGAACTTTAGATTTGTCTAACTGGGCTTGGCCTAATCAAGAATTTCCAAGTTTTAGCAATATTAATACTAGCTTAACATCACAAAATGGTTCTAAAATAAAATTATCTAATTGGGATGTTTCTGTAGTAAATAACTTTGCTCAGAAATTTGGTTCTTGTAACGTATATGAGTTAGAAGGTCTTAGTACTTGGAGTGCTTGTGCTGGTAATGCTAGTACTTTTAGAATGTTCAGCGGTGCTTATTTAATGAGAATTAAACCTAACGACAACTTCTCTAATGCATTTATGGCTAGTCTTACGCCTACTTATGTTAACGAAATGTTTAGGAATTTTAGTAGAGACTTACTAGATGCTGAACGAGGGCCATGTCCAAACTTAAATGGTCTTAATCTTTCAAATTTAACAGCGCCTACTGTCAACGGTCTAATAGACTTTATGAACAATAGCCATTTTACTAATACACCTGATTTTTCTAATGTTACTTTCTCTAGTACCAATACAGTTAATTTTAATAGAGCTTTTTATCAGTTTGACACTATAGGTACAGGTAGTGACTCTATTTTTAACTTTAATCCTATAGCTGTAAAACCAGCTAATTTTACAAGCACTTTCTATTGGGCACATGGGTTAAGTGAAGTCAATATAGGTAGTAATGTAAACATGTCTTCTACAGACAATTTTAATGACATGTTTCGTCTTATCAATTATAGTACAGCAGCAGCTACATTTACTAATGTTACATTTCCAACAAACGCAGACTTTAGTTCTTTAACAGGTATGAGTAGAACTTTTGAAGATAGCACTAGCCCAAATCAATTTATGTCTGTTTGTCAAATGGACAATTTCATAAGAAGATTAAAAGCTACTAATAACAATAGTAATTTAACTGTAAATTTTTATGCAAACAAAGTAACTGAAGCACCTTCTGTAGTTAGATCTGATGTTGATTATCTTGAAAATACGAAAGGTTGGAATATAACTTTAGCTACTCCAGATGCTACTTTACCATTTGCTTACCCAGCATACATGGTAGATCCATCTTCAACAACTTCTTTAACCCCTTCACTTTTACCGCCTGTAGCAGATCGTAATTTTACTTCTACTAACTCTAGTATAACTGTAGATCAAACTACAGGAGTTTTATCATGGGCTTCAAACTTTGAAGGTTTTACAACTGTTAGATGTACTTATGCTAATGGTTGTTACAATGAAGTTAATGTAGGTGTTCAAGTACCAACAGTTCTTAGAAGACTAATACCGGCTGCTGGACAAACAGCTTCATTCAATCTTAGAGGAAGTCAATATATAGACTGGGGTGATGGAACAGCAGAAGCTAATAGTGGTAACGCTAGTCACGCTTACGCCGCTGCTGGAACAGGTTGGGGCACGTGGAGAACTATAAAAATATTTGACAAAAGTGCAACTGAAAAATTTACTGGATTTAATGGAACTAGCTCTGCTAATTTTGATAGAATAGATATTATGCAATGGGGTAGTCAAGTTTTTGATGGTCTTTCTTTTAATTATTTTAATGCTTTAGGTTTAAGAGCTCCATCTAACAATCCAGTTAATACTACTTTGCTTACTAGTTTTTATCGAATGTTTAGGATAGAAAGTGGTTATAAAGCTAACGCTAGATTTGCAGATCCTAATAATAATTTAGGAAGTTGGAAAACAAGTACGGCAACTGGAGGAGGCGCTATCACATCAGTTGAAGAAATGTTTAGTGGTGTTTCTATGTTAGGTTGTTCTTTATTAGATGATCACAGCGATCTTACTTGGTCTTTTCCAGCTGGCACGACAGCAACCGCTGGTACTTATACTGGCACTATATATGGTAGAAGGCAAAGTGGAACTTATGTTGACTATAGTATAAGATGGCTTGTAAAGGTTGAAGGATCTGGAACAGTTACCTTAGATAATAACAATTTCAAAGCTATACCCAACTATATGTATATGGGTCGTGAATTATCTGTTGGTGATGTTATACGAATAGAAGCTAATGCTTTTGGTAGTTTAAATAATGCCATTACGCTAACATTAACTAGTGATAATATATTAAATGTTAATCAAAATCCAGGCAATTTAAATAATTGGGACACAAGTCAAATAACTAATTTTCATGAAATGTTTAGTCGCTCGAGCCAGCTAGGTGGTAATAGAAGACTTAACATGAATTTTAGTAATTGGAATTTAAGTAATGCTGAAGATATTAGTTTTTTCGTTGGTACTGATGGAAACAATGCTGGTCTTATAACTGGTGTTAACGATATATCTCCTAAATTAGTTTCAGCAGCTGATTCTCCTACTGGATCTTCTTATGTAGCTTGGGACACTAGTAATCTTACTAATATTTCAAAGTTTAATTATCTTGGTAGTAATCCACTAGGTGTATTAAAATATTGGAGATTTAATACTACTAATAACGTTAGTTTGTCTGGATTATTTTTTAAAATTAATTTACAGCCTTATGCATCTGATGAGCCTTGTAAAACTCAAGTTATATTAGCAGGTGACTCTAATAATCCTTATGGAGTAAACTATACAGCTTGGAATATGGAAAAAGTTTCTAGCGTATCTAATTTTGCTAGAAGAGATGGAGTTAATAATCAATCTATCACAGCGCTTACGCCGGCATTAAGTTCTTGGCAAATAACAGACGTATTAACAAGTTTTAATACTATGTCTTATGCGTATGATGGCAATTACACTTTTAGTCCTACTGTAGGTCATTGGGATATTTCAGGACTTACAGGATCTAACACATGGCAATATCATAGAGCTGGAACATTTAAATTTTCAACAAGCGCGTATGATAATTTATTAGATATAACTAATGGTTGGGGTGCACATGCTTCTACAGTTAATTCAGGAGTTAACTTAGGTATGGGTACTAGTCAATATACTCCGGGAAATGTATATGAAGGCGGTCAAGGGCTTAATACTTATCAAAATAACAAGATATATAATGGTGGAGTAGATTTACGTATATATACTAGTGTAGGTGACGTTGTTGAAAGAGATCCTGATCCTAATGGAGTTTATGATACTTACGCTATAATAACTGGATATGATGCTGGCGGTGTAAGAGCCACAACTCAAGGTAATATTGGACCTGCTAACTATAAGGTAATGGATTCAGACGCTGCTAAAGGTAGAGTTGCATTAATAAATGCTGGCTGGGATATAACTGATGGAGGTGCTTACATACCATTTAACTCTGTTGAAATGACAATAAATGTTTCTGCAGGAGACACTTTTTCAATAACACCTCAAAACAGTCCGAATAACTTTAAAGTAGACTGGGGTGATGGTAATGGTTTTGTAGGTGATCCAAATAATGGTGGTGCTAATTATACAGGTTCTGGTTTTACAGCTACTAGCCCAGCTTATACTAGTGGTGGAAATAAAACAGTTAAAATATGCGAAGACTCTTCTCAATATATACACTCATTAAGTCAAAACTATAATGGTCCTTCTGCTGGTGATAGATCAAAAATAATAAATATGGTTCATTGGGGTAGTAATCCTTGGAAAACTCTTTATAGAACTTTCTTTGATTGCGATAACTTAGTAATGAACACTACTACTACGCCTAATCTAGCTAACGGGCCTTCATTATCTGGCATGTTTTATAGAAGTGCAGGAGATTTTACTAATTCTAATATAGGTAATTGGAATATGAGTTCTATCACCACTGTTGACGGTATGTTTCAAGAAACTACTAGCTTTAATGTTGATATAAGTGGTTGGGATGTTGGCAATGTGACTAATTTTACTGGATTTATGCGCAACAACTCAGTGTTTAATCAAGATATAAGTAATTGGGATACTAGTAAGGTAACTAATTTCTATCTTGCGTTTCAGGGTTGTTCTAGCTTAAATGCAGATTTAAATACTAAAGATACTGGATCTAGATTAGCTTGGGATGTTAGTAATGTAACTAGTTTTCATGGTATGTTAAGTGGTACTACATCTATGACGTATGATATTGATAAGTGGCAAATAACAACAGATCCTAGTAAAAATGTTACTATGGCTAATATGTTCACAGGTCAAGTAAACTGGATGACTATGGAACCTAAAACTGTAACTGTAGGAAGCGGCGCTTATCAAAAAACTTACTTAGCTTGGGACACTCAAAGAGTTAATAATATGGCAGAAATGTTCCATGCTAACAACGTTTTCAATAAAGATATTGGAAAATGGGACACTAGTAACGTAACTAATATGTATAGAACTTTTAGATACGCAACTTCATTTAACAACGGTGGACAACCAATAAATACAAGATCTGTAACAGTCGGTACAGGAGCTACTGCTAGAACTTATACCGCGTGGGATGTAAGTAACGTAACTAATTTTGAAAGAGGTCCTTTTGAAAATAATCAAGCGTTTAATCAAGATGTAAGTAATTGGGATGTTAGCAATGCTGCTAATGCTCTTGTGAGAGGTTTTGAAAACGCTCAAGTATTTAATCATTATTTACCTTGGAACTTAAACACATCTGCTAATCCACCTAGTACATATTATTTATACAATATGTTTAATGGTTCTGGTATGAGTACAAATAATTATACTGATACAATAGTTTATTGGGCTAATTTTGTTAAAAATCAAACACCTGATGCGCCATTAAATGTAAATATGAATGCGCAAGGTGGAATGACTTTTGATTCAAATAGATCTGGCGGTAGTAATTTTGCCAACGCTTTTGCGGCTAGAGAATTTTTAACTAATACAGTTGCTAATGGTGGTGCTGGCTGGACTATAACGAGCGATACTATTTTACCATTACTTGTATCAAGCACAAACTCTTTATCATTTAATGGATCTACAGAACATGTTGCAACTACATTTACCGCAACTGGTCTTACAGCTATGACTATTAGCGCTTATGTTTACTTAGATGAAGAGTGGGAATCAAGAGGTGCTATAACTGGTAGTAATTGGGCTCCTAATGACATGTTTGGTTTTCATATAAACTCTGACAGGAAACTAGACGTTTTCATAAGAAATGGTGGTGCTAACCCTCAATATCTAACAGCTAATACTGCTATGAGTTTAGGTCAGTGGCATCATGTTGCTATAACTGTGTCTAACAATGGAACTAATAATGATATTACTTTTTACTTAAATGGTAGTGTAGATAATACAACTGGATCAACTCAAGCGTATGGTCAAGGTCAAAACTTCTCATCTACAACAGCCACTCCTTATAATATTGGTAATATCAATCAAGTTGGTAGTCAAACTAATTTTTCTCACTTTAAAGGTAGAATGGATGAAGTAATGATTTGGGACAATGTAATATCATCGAGTAATATAACAACCCTTGCTAATGCTGTAGGATCAGGAAATGTACCAGATCCAAATGCCTTGGCGAGCGGTGTTCAGCTATGGAACCGTATGGGAGATTAAAAAAATAATAAATGGGAGCAGAATATATAAATCCACAATGGCGTCTACCTAATTATAAGACAGGAAACAATCAAGATTATAGTATGAGCTTTGATGGTACTCAAGCTATTGAAATACCTGCAGGAGCAACAGCTACAGATTTGACAGGTTCTAACACCATAGCTGCATGGGTTAAGAGAGATGAAACAGAATCAAATCATAATATAGTAAATAAAAGAGGTAATACTGGAACTCAATATGCTTTCTTTATTGAAACCACTGATAAATTAGGATTTGATGATGGAGGTGACCCTAAAGCTTACAGTAATAGTACTATACCTGCTAATGTTTGGACTCACGTAGCTGTAGTTATAGAAGCTCCTGGTTGTACTTTTTATATTAACGGTGTGGCAGACGGTGGAGTATCCAGTGGTATATCAGTTGGACCTAATGCTTCAGTTATAACTTATATAGGTAAAAAATATACTGGTGCGTTTACATTAAATGGTAAACTTTCACAAGTTTGCTTTTTTGACTACGCTCTTCCAGCAACAGGAACAAACTCTATAGCTACTCTTTATAATGGTGGTAATCCTTTTAATCCAATGGCTTTGCCTAGTCCACCTATAGGTTACTACCCACTTGGTAATTCAGCCCATATGGGTTCTAACTATGTAACTACAAATGGTGCTCTTCAAGATTATGTTTTTGATTTTACTAGTGATTTAATAGATTCTGATTTTACATTAACAACAGGTCAAACGCAATTTAGCGCAAGTATTTGGGCAAAATTTACTGGCTCTCTTGGAAATAATGAATCTTTAATAGCAAATGAATCAGGTTATGCGGCAGATGGATTTTCTATATTTAAAGACACTAATGATAAAATAGTATTTAAATGTGAAGGTCAAACTGCAGTAGGAACAACTACAGTAGCTTTAAATAAATGGTATTTAGCTACTGTAACTTACAACGCTGGTGCTATGATTTTATACGTTAATGGACAACAAGAAGCAACACAGACTACTTCAACAAGTATAACAGAACCAAGCACTCCTCAAACAAGATTAGGAAAATATATTACTGCTAATGCAATACCATTTACAGGAGAACTTTCAAATGCTCAAATATGGAACTCTAAACTAGAAGCATCAGAAGCGCAAACTCTTTATAACTACGGCTCGCCAATACAAACTTTAGCTTCTATACCTCAAAGTTCTAATCTAAAAGCTTGGTATAAACTCGATGCGACTGAGATTTATGATAATTCAACTACGGAGTGGAAAATAGAAAATAATGCTAATCCTTCAGTATATACAAATTATCTTCGTTGGCCTACTGTTAAAATTTGGTTAAACCCAAGAACTGGGTCTCCACCTTATCCAACTGGCGGTGTTTCTTTGCCAGATAGTTTTACTATTAGCTTATGGGTTAATTTAAATACTAATCAATCTGCCGGTTTTTTTGAAGGAGAAAGTAGAGATGATGGTGGCTGGAATATATTTAGATATAATAGTATATCTAATGGATGTTATACACTTCAAAATGGAGGTAACATAACATCAAATATAATTGATGGTAAATGGCATCACGTTTTATTTAGTTATGATCACACTACTACAACGCTAACAGCTTATACTGATAACATACAAACTTATAGTTCTTCTTCTATAGACTATAATACTGGAAATAATATAGCTCGTATAGGTAGTGGAAGAGACGGCCAAGGATCTGCTTCTAATTTCACTGGAAACTTATCTAATATATCAATATGGAATAATGTTGTAACAAATTCTCAACGTGATGAAATATACAATAGTGGAACTCCAAAAGACTTAACAAATAATTCTAATTATTCAAATTTGTTAAATTGGTGGCCGTTAAACAACAAAACTACAGGTACTCAAGATCAAAAAGGTTCTAATAATTTTTATTCTTCTACTCCACTTATAGAAGAATATGGTTTTATAAATACATTAACTGCTGATAGCTCAGGTATGTCTCAATCAAACCTTGTTACAAGTGACTTATTAACAACCTCTAGTTACAGTCCGTATGCTATGAGTTTTGATGGAAATGATTATATAAACTTAGGTAGACCATCTGTTTTAGATTTTACCCCAAGTGTAGATGCTTTTTCTATTTCTGCTTGGATAAATATTGATGAAGAAAGTACAGGTTGTATTTACAGTTTTGGAGCTGGACCAACTACATCAAATACTGCTACTCAAATAAAAATTGGAGTTGCTGGAAACCCAAATGCTGGAAAAATACAAGCGGTGATAGGTGGTAGTGAAACTTACAGTACAAATACTGTTACTGACTCAACGTGGAAAAATGTTATAGTAACTGTAAAGGGCAGTACAGGCGCAGTAGTAAATATATATTTAAATGGATCAAATAATACTGCCGCGCAAGGAAGTGTTGCTAATGTTACTGCAAATAGTAATGGGTTGATTGGTGCTAGAACTAGTAGTAATCCTGGATTCTTTTTTAATGGAAAAATTTCTAATCTATCTATTTGGAATTACGAACTAAACGCTTCGCAAGTTAGAGAAATTTATAATGAAGGTCGACCTAGCGATTTAAATAGTTTTTCTGGTACAGCTCCTGTAGCTTGGTGGCAGTTAGGTAGTAATAGTTCATGGACATCTCCATCTTGGACAGTTTTAGATGAAATAGGAACTAATAATGGAACTAGTACTAGTATGTTAGAAAATGCTATAGTAGATGGTGTAGGAACAAATGGTAATGGAGTTTCTACAAGTATGGGATCAGCAAATAATATATCAGGAGATTCTCCAAATGGTGAAGCAAATTCTTTAAGTGTAAATATGACGCTAGCTAATTTAGCTGCTGGTGTAGTTTAAAAATAAAAAAATGAATAATACAATATATGCAATTATAAACTTGTCTGATACTAATGCTATTATATTTAGCCAAGTAGCAGAGGATTCAACTCAAACAATGAGAAGAAATATAGCAAATACTCAAGGTGTTATATCTTATTTAGTTGAACCAAGTTTTATAACTAATGGAGCTTTAACTCCAGTTAGTACATTAAACCAAACAGAGTTTTTAGCTTTAATGCAAACTCCTGAATGGAAACCAGCAGATCCTACTGAGTAATGATAAGAATAATAGCTACCGAGCAAGACACATGGTTTATAACTTATAATGATGATAAGTCTATTATACATTATGGAGAAGGTCCAACTGGAACAAGTATAGAAAGTGGACAGCCTAATAACGATCCTTTATACTATGATAAAGATGATTGGTTAATTAGACTAGCTGAGCTTGGTATAGACCCAGAAGAACTTGCTAAATTATAAAATATGATTAAAAGTATAGCTTTTCCAAACCCTCCCTTATACTACATTATTTGGGATAATGATACTGAAACAACTGTTCAAGGATATGGTTTTGTAGAGACCCAACAAAGATTAGATACAATACATCATTTTACAAGTTATATAGATGAGACTGTGTGGAAAAGTGTTTTATTACAGCATGGTATTGATCCAGATCCAGAAGAAGAAGAATAATAAATGTAAAAAAGTATTATGAGTGGTAATATTCCTATAGATAACCCTGCTATCAGAACTTATTGGATAGCTTATGAAAACTCAATGAAAGAAGTAGTTGAAGGTTATGGATTTGTAGATCCTCATCAAAAGCTTTTGTCTAAATGGTTTATTGATGAAACTATAGATGAAGATGAGTGGATAAATGAGTTGAAGAAACATGGTATAACACCTGATCCAATACCAGAACCACCAGAATAAAATAAATATAATTAAATTAAATTAAATGAAAATTAAAGAAGAAGAATTAAAAACTATTCAAGAGCAACAAGAGCAGTTAAATGGATTAGTTCATAACATCGGCTTATTAGAAAGTCAAAAGCATGGCTTATTACATGATATAGCTAAAGTTAACAAAGACATAGAAGACTATAAAGAAAAGCTAGAAAAAGAATATGGTCCAGTAGAGATTAACTTAGAAGACGGTACTTACACTAAGATAGAAAAAGATGTCGAAGGTAATAAGGAAAATTAGTATAGGTTCTGATTATAAGAACGATGCAATGCATTATTCAACTGGTCAGGAAGTGTACGGTGGACATACCATTAGTGATATTCTTTTTGAAGACAAAGATCAGTCATATAATATTTATATAACTAAAAATAATGAAGTACTGCCTTGGAAAAAGTTTAATGCTAATATGGCTATATCAGTCGAGTATGATCTTAAGTACTAATGAAAAGTTTATATAGTTTTATTGTTAAGCCTTTAAACGAAAGATATGATAATACAAAGAAGGTCCATGGTAAAACCCTCATTGTTAACACTAGTATTGAAGATCATAAGTTTGTTAGTAAAAAAGCTTTGGTCGTTGCTACGCCAGCTGCTTATAGTTCAAAGGTAAAAGTAGGAGACGAAGTTTATGTACATCATAATATATTTAGAAGATGGTACAATATGAAAAATATAGAAAAAAATTCATCAACTTATTTTAAAGATGATTTATACTTTGTATCAGCCGAACAAATATATATGTATAATTTAAAACCACATTTAGATTATTGCTTTGTAAAACCACTTAAAAACCAAAATTTATTAGAGAACAGGAAAGAACAACCTAACGTTGGAATATTAAAATATTCTAATAGTTCGTTAGAAGCTCTTAAAATAACACCTGGGACACTCGTAACGTTTACTCCAGACTCTGAATTTGAGTTTATTATTAATAGTGAACGACTTTATTGTATGAAATCAAATGATATAGCTTTAATCCATGAATACAAAGGAAACGAAAAAGAATATAATCCAAGCTGGGCAATTAGCAGTTAAAGAATTAATTAAAGTAGCTAAAGAACCTATTGTAGACACTGGTGAAGATGTTACAGCAGATAGATTAAAAAATGCTGCAGCTACTAAAAAGCTAGCCATATTTGATGCTTTTGAAATACTACAACGTATTGAAGAAGAAGAAAATTTACTACAAGGCAAACCTAAAGAAGAGAAGAAAGAAAGAGTATTTAAATTTGCAGAAGGGAGAAGTAAGTGAGTTATAAACAAACGCTTTGGAAAGAAATTAAAGACGTTGTTAACCCTAAAATATTAGCTAAAAATAACAGATTTAAAAAATGGGAATATGGTTATAATCCTGATTATGATTTTATAGTAATAAGTAAAACAGGTAAAATTGGACAAATCATTGAAATACAAAATCTCAGGATTGCTTTACCAGCAGCAGATGAACCGTTTAAACGAAGCGAAAAAAAAGCTGAACAATACTGGGAAAAACAAGAGTACCCAAAAGAATTAAGTAGAATAAAAACAAGATTTGACTGGGAAGAATATCCAGTTGACTTTAAAGAAAAATGGTACGATTATATTGACAATGAATTTAATAGACGAGAAAAAGGATTTTGGTTTTATAATGATGGTGTTGCTACTTACATTACTGGCACTCATTACATGTACTTGCAATGGTCAAAAATCGACATTGGAGCTCCAGATTATAGAGAATCAAATAGACTCTTCTTTATATTTTGGGAAGCGTGTAAAGCAGATGCCAGATGTTACGGCATATGCTACCTCAAAAACAGACGATCTGGATTCTCTTTTATGTCAAGCGCAGAACTTGTTAACCAAGCTACAATATCTTCCGATGCTAGATTCGGTATATTGTCCAAGTCTGGTGCAGATGCCAAAAAAATGTTTACGGATAAAGTTGTCCCCATATCGGTTAACTACCCGTTCTTTTTTAAACCCATTCAAGATGGTATGGACAGGCCAAAAACTGAGTTGGCTTATAGAGTTCCAGCATCTAAACTTACTAGAAGAAAGCTTGAGTCGAATGAACAACTTAGAGAACTAGACGGACTTGATACAACTATTGATTGGAAAAACACAGGTGATAACTCTTATGATGGTGAAAAGCTAAAACTATTAGCTCATGATGAAAGTGGTAAATGGGAAAGACCTGATAATATATTAAACAACTGGAGAGTTACAAAAACTACATTACGTTTAGGATCGAGAATCGTAGGTAAATGTATGATGGGCTCAACATCAAACTCTTTAGACAAAGGTGGAGACAACTTTAAAAAACTTTACTACAATAGCGACGTTACTAAAAGAAATAGAAACGGACAAACAGCTTCTGGGCTCTATAGCTTGTTCATTCCTATGGAATGGAACTACGAAGGATTCATCAATACTTATGGATTACCTGTATTCACTGGAAGCGAAACTAGAGTCAAAGGAATTGATGGTTACGAAATTACAACAGGAGTTATTAACCACTGGGAAAACGAAGTTGAAGGTTTAAAACAAGATCAAGATAGTTTAAACGAATATTATAGGCAGTTTCCAAGAACTGAAGCTCACGCGTTTAGAGACGAAACTAAATCTAGTCTATTTAATCTTATAAAAATATACGAGCAAATAGATTTTAATGATGAAGTAAACAATAAAGCAAACGTTACAAGAGGTAAGTTTATTTGGGAAGCTGGAATTAAGGATTCTAGAGTTCAGTTTGTGCCGGATTTAAAAGGTAGATTTAACATTAGCTGGGTACCTTCAATAAACTTATGTAATAAAACAATAATAAAAAATGGAATTAAATATCCAGGTAACGAACATATTGGAGCTTTCGGCTGTGATTCTTACGACATTAGCGGTACTGTTGATGGTCGCGGCTCTAATGGAGCATTACACGGATTAACAAAGTTTTCCATGGAGGACGCTCCGCCTAATCATTTTTTTTTAGAATATATAGCTAGACCTGAAACTGCTGAAATGTTTTTTGAAGATGTTTTAATGGCTTTAGTTTTTTATGGAATGCCTTTGCTTGCTGAAAACAACAGACCTAGACTTTTGTACTATTTAAGAAGACGAGGTTATAGAGGTTATTCTATGAATAGGCCTGATAAAGTATGGAATAGACTATCTATTACAGAAAAAGAAATAGGTGGCATACCTAATTCAAGTGAAGATATTAAACAAGCACACGCTGCCGCTATTGAAGCTTATATTGAAAATTATGTTGGTATAACTAATAATGGGTTTGGCACAATGTACCATCAAAAAACATTGCAAGATTGGTCTAAATTTAATATTAATAATAGAACAAAATATGATGCTACTATTAGCTCAGGTTTAGCTATAATGGCTTGTAATAAAAACAATTATAGACCTAATTCAATTAAAAATAAACAACCTTTAAATTTAAATTTTTCAAAATATGATAATGAAGGTTATGTTTCAAAAATTAAAAATACATGATAGAAACTAGTTATGGAAGTTCATTTCCGGATCAGGTAGTACCTGATGCAGTTAAAGCGTCTTATGACTATGGTTTAAAAGTAGGACAAGCCATAGAGGGTGAATGGTTTTCTGGAACTAGAACAGGTGCTGGAGGATATAGGTTTGCTACTAATTATAATAACTTTCATCAATTAAGGTTGTACGCAAGAGGCGAACAGTCTGTTCAGAAATATAAAGATGAACTTTCTATAAATGGTGACTTAAGCTATTTAAATCTAGACTGGACGCCAGTTCCTATAATATCTAAATTTGTAGACATTGTTGTAAACGGAATGTCTCAAAGAAATTACGATATTAAAGCATATGCTCAAGATCCCTCTTCTACTGGTAAAAGATCTGCATATGTGCAAGGCTTAATGAAAGATATATATGCTAAAGAATACATAGCTAAAGCAAAGGCTCAGTTAGGTTTAGACGTTTCAACTGGTGGTGGCAAATCAAACATGCCTACAAACCCAGATGAGATTTCTGTTTATATGCAATTGAATTATAAGCAAGGTATTGAAATAGCTCAAGAAGAAGCTATTAACTATGTTTTAGATTACAACAAGTATGATTTAGTTAGAAGAAGATTAAATTATGACCTAACTGTATTAGGTATAGCTTGTTCTAAAACTAGTTTTAATTTACAAGAAGGAGTTAGTGTAGAGTATGTTGATCCAGCTAATTTAGTTTATTCGTACACAGAAGATCCTAATTTTGAAGACATATGGTATGTAGGTGAAGTAAAAGGATTAAGTATGGCTGAGCTTAAAAAGCAATTTCCTATGCTTACGCCAGATGAATTGAAAGAAATACAAAAGTACCCTGGCAACTCTAATTATAGAAACGATTGGAACGGTAGGTATTTTGATGATAAAATACAAGTAATGTATTTTGAATATAAAACCTATACTAATCAAGTATTTAAAATAAAAGAAACCGCAAATGGTTTAGAAAAAGCATTAGAAAAAACAGATGCTTTTAATCCACCAGAAAATGCAGAAGGTTTTAATAAAGCTTTTAGATCAATAGAAGTTTTATATAGTGGAGTAAAAATACTAGGACATCCGCAAATGCTTAGATGGCAAATGGCTGAAAATATGACTAGACCAGCTGCTGATACTACAAAAGTTAATATGAATTACAATATATGTGCTCCTAGAATGTATAAAGGACGTATAGATTCATTAGTTAATCGTATAACAGGTTTTGCTGATATGATTCAGTTAACACATCTCAAGTTGCAGCAAGTGTTATCTAGAGTAGTTCCTGACGGTGTTTATATGGATGTAGATGGTTTAGCTGAGGTAGATTTAGGTAATGGCACAACATATAATCCTCAGGAAGCTTTAAACATGTATTTTCAAACTGGTTCTATTGTAGGTAGATCATTTACTCAAGACGGAGATATTAACCCAGGTAAAGTTCCGATACAAGAATTACAAAGTGGTAATGGCGGAGCTAAGATACAAAGTCTTATACAAACTTATCAATATTACTTACAGCTTATCAGAGATGTGACCGGGTTAAATGAAGCTAGAGATGCTAGTAATCCTGATAAAAACTCATTAGTAGGTTTACAAAAAATAGCTGCTGCTAATTCAAATACTGCAACTAGACACATACTACAAGCTAGTTTATATTTAACACTTAAAAATTGTGAAAATATATCACTAAGAATAGGTGATGCTTTGATGTTTCCACTTACTAGATCAGCTTTGCAAACTAGTATAACGAAGTTTAACGTATCTACCTTATTTGAGCTTATGGATAAAAATATATATGACTTTGGTATATTTTTAGATCTTGAGCCAGATGATGAAGAAAAAGCTAAATTAGAAGAAAATATACAAGTAGCTTTAAAAACAGGTGGTATTGATTTAGAAGACGCTATTGATATTAGAGAAGTTAAAAATTTAACTTTAGCTAATCAATTATTAAAACAGCGTAGACAGCAAAAGCAAGCTACAGAGCAAGCTTTGAAGCTACAACAAATACAACAACAAGCGCAGTCGCAAGCAGAAGCTGCTGAAAAACAAGCGTTAGCTGAAACACAGAAACAACAAATACTAACAGAACAAAAAGTACAGTTTGAACAAGCTAAAGTACAGTTTGATGTAGAAAAATACAGACAAGAAGCTGAAGTCAAAATAATGATTATGAATCAACAGCATAAATTTGATTTAGAATTAAAAAAGATGGAAGTAGAAGGTGCTAAAGCTAAAGAAAAAGAAATTGAAGATCGTAAAGATGAAAGAGTACGTATTGAAGGTACTCAACAATCTCAACTAATAGACCAAAGACAAAACGACTTATTACCAACAAGCTTTGAAACAAATTCGTTTGAAAAAGAAGCATCTGCTCCTGACCAAGCAGAATCTATGGACATTGGAAATCCATTTGATCCTAGATAATTATTATTAATTATTATATTATATTATGTCAAAAGAAAAAGAAGAAGTAAAAGAGGCTCCTGATGGAACTCTAGAACAAGGTGACTTTAAAATGAAAAAGAAACCTAAAAAATTAGTTAAACAAGAGCCTACAACAAAAGTAGATTTAACTAAAAAAGAAGAAAAAACAGAACAACCTGAAGAAGTAGAAAAAGAAAAAGTAGTAGAAGAAATAAAAGAAGAAAAGGTTGAAGAAAAAGTAGAAACTAAGGAAGAGCCAGTTAAAGAAGAGGAAGAGTTTACTGTTATAAATGAAATAACAGAAGAAGAAACTCCTGTAGAAAAGCCGGTTGAAAAAACACCTGAGCCAGTAGCTGAAAAAGTTGATTTACCAGAAAACGTAGAAAAACTAGTTGAGTTTATGAAAGAAACAGGTGGCACAGTTGAAGACTATGTTAGATTAAATAGGGATTACACTAATGTAGAAGAAGATGTGTTACTTAGAGAATACTACAAACAGACTAAACCTCACTTAAACAGAGAAGAAATAGAATTTACTTTAGAAGATAAATTTTATTTTGATCCTGAAGAAACTGAGGAGCGTGAGCAAAAGAAAAAGAAACTTGCTTACAAAGAAGAAATTGCTAAAGCCAAAAACTTTTTGGAGGAAACGAAAAAGAAGTATTACGACGAGATCAAGTTGAGACCGGGCGTTACTCAAGAACAACAAAAAGCAATGGACTTTTTCAATAGGTATAACAAAGAACAAGAGGTAGCAAAGCAAAATCATGAAAGCTTTAAAACTGCTACTAAAGATTATTTCACTAAAGATTTCAAAGGTTTTGATTTTAAAGTTGGTGAAAAAAAATTTAGATATGGTGTTAAAGATGCTAATGAAGTTGCTGAGGCGCAATCTGATCTAACTACATTTATTAAGAAGTTCTTAAATGAAGATGGTACAGTAAAAGATCCAGGTGCATACCACAAAGCTATATACGGCGCTAGAAACATAGACACTATTGCTTCTCATTTTTATGAGCAAGGTAAGAGTGATGCTGTAAAAGACATTACTGCTAAATCAAAAAATATAAGTAAAGACGCTAGAACAGAAGTTCCAGGTGATGTTTATTTAAATGGTTTTAAAGTAAGAGCTATTTCTGGCGATACAAGTTCTAAGTTAAAAATAAATAAAATAAAAAAATAACTTAAACTAAAATTTAAAAAATGGGATTTTTAGATAATTCTGCAACTGGTGGTGCTTATCCTCCATCGATTACTCCCATGCCGAAACAACAAGCTGTGGTTGATAACTATATCAATTTTCACGATGCTAATTTTTCGACTTGGACACAACAATATCTACCTGAGCTTTACGAAGCTGAAGTAGAAAGATACGGGAACAGAACTTTATCTGCTTTCTTGAGAATGGTAGGCGCTGAAATGCCTATGACATCTGATCAAGTAATTTGGTCTGAGCAAAATAGATTACACATTGCTTATGAAGGTGTAACTAGAGCTAATGATGTTTTAACTGTAACTGGCAACAACGCTGTGAGATTAAACCAAACTATTGTTATAGCCGATGGCTTTACTACTGTAAAAGCTTTAGTTATAGCTGTTTCTGGTTTAACTATTACTGCTGTGCCTTATGAAGCTGCTACTTTAACTGCTGCTGGATTAGGTACTACAGGATTAAAACTATTCGTTTACGGTTCTGAATTTGCTAAAGGAACTAACCAAATGGTTGGATCTATTGAGCCACAAGTATCTACTTTTTCAAACAACCCTGTTATCATTAAAGATAAATTTGAAGTATCAGGTTCTGATGCTGCTCAAATTGGTTGGATTGAAGTAGCTACTGAAGATGGAACATCTGGTTATATGTGGTATTTAAAAGCTGAGTCTGAAACAAGACTACGTTTTGAAGACTACTTAGAGATGACTTGCGTTGAAGGTCAAAAAGCTGCTGCTGCTTCTGGTGTTGCAACTGCTGACTACGCTACTACTTTTCCTCTTACTCAATTTACATTAAATAATGCTGGTACTGAAGGAGTTGCTCCAATAGGTACTCAAGGTATGTTTGATGCTATTGAAGAAAGAGGTAATGTATGGCAAGATTTTGCTGGTGCTGCTGCTCCTGGAGCTGGTGCATTAGGAGATTTTGATGCTATCCTTAAGCAATTAGACAAGCAAGGTGCTATTGAAGAAAACATGTTGTTCTTAAACAGAGCTACTGCTTTAGATTTTGATGATATGATTGCTGCTATGGCTGGCGGAGGCTACGCTGGTACGCAAGCTGCTTCTTACGGTTTATTTGACAATGAAGCTGAAATGGCGCTTAACTTTGGTTTTTCAGGGTTTAGAAGAGGTTCTTATGACTTCTACAAAACTGACTGGAAATACTTAAACGATGCTACTACTAGAGGTTTAACACAAGATATTGACGGTGTTATGGTTCCTGCTGGTACTACTACTGTTTATGATCAAATGTTAGGATCTAACATCAGAAGACCTTTCTTACACGTAAGATATAGAGCTTCTCAAACTGATGACAGACGATATAAAAACTGGATTACAGGTTCTGTAGGCGGTGCTTATACTTCTGCTCTTGATGCTATGGAAGTACACTTTTTATCTGAAAGATGTTTAGTAACTCAAGCTGCGAATAACTTCGTATTGTTTAAGTCTACTAACTAATTATTAACATTTAAAAGATAGAAATTATGGGACATATAAAATTAGCAAAAGCTAGTGGATTTGATGTAGTATCTGCCGATGGTGTTGGTGCTGTTAAATTAACTAGTAATAAAGTAGTCATTGAATATATGGCTGGTAAAGAAGTGCGAATAACAGGTGCTTCTAATTTAGTTCAAGCTGATGTTGATGCTGTTGTTGCAGCTATAGATGTTATGGAAGGTTGTTCTGGAATTGCTCCATTAACGGAGTTAAGTTCTAAAGTAACTGGTACTACCGTTGAAGACATCGCTTAAAACAAACAATAATAAGATCCCGCTTCGGCGGGGTCTTTATTGATTATTATATTATATTATATTATGGAAAAAACAAAAAAAGCTCCTGCTCCCAAGCAAGAGGTTAAAAAAGATACTTGGGAATACAAAGATAGAACTTACTTTTTAAAAGGTTCAAAAGAACCGTTAACTTTTAAAATAGCTTCAAGACACACAACAAGACATCCTATGTTTTGGTTTGATGAAGAAAAAGGCTACAATAGAGAGTTAAGATATGCTACTAATCAAAAGTCTGTGTTTGTTGATGAACAAGAAGGACCTGTTACTTTAGATCATATTGTTTTTGAAGACGGTACACTATTTGTTCCAAAAGAAAAAGTTCAATTACAGAAATTACTATCAATATATCATCCAGCTAAAGACAAAGTTTATCAAGAACATGATAAAAAAGCTGTAGCTATGGATGAGTTAGATGTAATAGAGTATGAAATAAAAGCTTTAAACGCTGCTTCAACAATGGATATAGACCAAGCAGAAGCAATATTAAGAGTTGAAGTTGGCTCTAATGTGTCTAAGATGAGTTCTAAGGAGCTAAAGCGTGACATATTAGTTTTTGCTAAAAGAAATCCTAAGTTATTCTTAGATCTTGCTGAAGACGAAAATGTAATATTAAGAAATTTTGCTATTAGAGCAACTGAATCTAATATTATAAATTTATCTCAAGATCAAAGAACTTTTACTTGGGCCAGCAATGGTAGAAAATTAATGACAGTACCTTTTGAAGAGCACCCATACTCTGCTATGGCCGCTTGGTTAAAAACAGATGAAGGACTTGAAGTTTATAAATCTATCGAGAAAAAACTAAAATAACAAGTGATTATAATTAAGGGTGGTTTACGCCACCCTTTTTTTTAAAAATATTAAAATGGCAATAAACGTAAATGAAGTTTACAAAACCGTCTTATTAATACTTAACAAAGAACAAAGAGGTTATATAACACCAGATGAGTTTAATAAGACAGCAACACAGGTTCAGTTGGAAATATTTGAAAAATATTTTGAAGATCTAAACCAGCAATTACGTGTACGTCAAGATGAAACAGAATATGCTGATAGAGTAAAAAATATAGATGATAAAATATCTATATTTAAAACTCAAGGAGCATGCACTTGGGACGGTGCTAGAAGTCTTTTTACCACTCCCACAGATTTACACAGAATAGGTACGGTTATATACAAAGATTCTACAGAAGTTGAAAGAGTTCAAAGAAACGATTTATTGTATTTAAAACTTTCGCCTTTAACTAAACCTTCTATATCATTTCCTGTATATTCATACGAGGATAAAACTACACTAACTCCTGAACCTAAAATATATGTAGAGCCTAGTTCAATACAGTCTGATATATCTGTTACTTATATTAGAAAGCCTAGTAATGTAAGATTTGGGTATACTATTGGAGGTTTAGGACAATATTTATATGACGGTAATGTATATATACCGACAGGCTTACCTGTTGTTAATAACTATTTATTTCAAAGTTTGACAACTAACTTTGTAGCTACATCTAGTACACCAACTAGTGTAAGTTGGACTGGTTTAACAACTTCTTCTAATGGTATTACATACGAAGGAAGTGGCACTGGTTTGAAGTTTACTTTGACGATGAACTCTTCTGGAGTTATAACTAACATAAATGTTGATGAACCTGGAACAGGTTTTGCCGCTGGTGATACATTAACATTCGACTCAACTGTTTTTCAAGCAGGTGGCGGCGGTGGTGGTGGCACTAATGCTGTTATAACTTTAACAGCTGCTAGCTTGTATAGTGGTACTACGTATGGTTCTACTCAATTTGAAATAGATAACACTGATCAAACAGAAGCTATATTAAATGTATTAAAATATTCAGGTATAGTTATAAGAGATCCACAAATAATAAATTCAGCACAACAAATGGCTGCAGCTGAAGATCAAAATGAAAAAAGTTAATAAATGGGACTAATTACAGAAACTAATGAAGAGTATTACGCTGGTGAAAAAACATTTTTAGTACCTACTAACACTACTTCATTTGCTACAACTTTCAATACAGAGCTAACTCTAGATTCTTCAATAGGTGACAGTAACTTTTTACTTGAAATAAGCACAGATTCAGGTACTACTTATAATAAATATGTAACATTATATCCTGCTGGAGTTATATCTTTAAGTAACAATAATAGAACTGTAAACGTAAGCGTTGCTGTTACAGGATCTGCAACTACTATAGCTAGAATAACTTTAACTATAGGTGCTGTAGAAAACAATTATGGCGGTTATCAATATGTTAAATTAAATGACATTATAAATACTTTTATAGCTACATATGTTGGTACAGGTAAGTTAATACCAAGTGTTAAAAGAACTGATGTTATATTCCACGCTAAAAGAGGTTTACAAGAGTTTAGTTACGACACATTAAAAAGTATTAAGTCGCAAGAGGTTTCAATAACACCTAGCTTGTCAATGATAATACCGCAAGACTATGTAAATTATATAAGGTTGTCATGGACAGATGCTTATGGTATTAAACATATTATTTATCCTTCTGATAACTTAACTATAAAACCAACTGATGTGCCGTTGCAAACTGTAGATGGGGATTATATTCAAGATGAGTTTGGTTCAAATACTCAAGGAACTTCTGAAACTTCTAAAAACTGGGACAAGTTAAATCAAAGAAGATTAAGTGGAGGTTTTGATGCTTATCAATTTGGAGTTGAAAATTATTATGGCGATAGTTATATGTTTGGGCCTCAGCAATTAGGTATGAGATATGGAGCGCTACCTGAAACTACTCAAGTTAATGGCTATTTTACAATGGACCCAGCAAGAGGTACTATATCTTTCTCTAGTGATATGAACGGTAGAAAAGTTGTTTTAGAATATTTATCAGATGGTTTAGCTTATGACACTGATTCTAAGGTGCCTAAGATGGCCGAGGAGGCAATGTATATGCATATAGCATATTCTATATTAGCTGGAAGATCTGGAGTTCAAGAATACATTGTTCAAAGATTTAAAAAAGACAGACGAGCGGCACTAAGAAATACTAAAATAAGATTATCAGATATTAAATTAGATCAGATAGTTAGAATAATGAGAAACAAATCTAAATGGATTAAACACTAAGTATGGCTCAAGTTAAAAATACTTTTGTAAAGTCTAAGATGAATAGAGACTTAGACTCTAGACTTATACCTAATGGTGAATATAGAGAGGGTAGGAATATAGGTATTAGCAAGTCTGAAGGAGCTGATGTTGGTGCCTTAGAAAATATAAAAGGAAATGTTAATATTTTTCCAGGATTTATAAACAAGCTTAATGCTGGTTTAACACCTAATGAAAAGCCGTTAGAAATAATAGGTATGTTTACTCATGAAGATAGTTCTTCCATATATATGTTTTTAACTACATTTTCAGATGCTTCTAAAAATCAATTAGACAATCATGCTAATTTTTTTAATTCACATTGCTACATAACTAGAATTAAATACAATGGAAACTTAACTATACCAGAAGAAAACAGATATGAAACTTCTATACTAGTTGAAGGTAGTTTTTTAAATCTTTCTAAAACACATCCTATATCAGGATTTAATATAATTGAAGATTTAATGTTTTGGACAGACAATAGAAATAATCCAAGAAAAATAAACATAGAAAAAGCAGCGCAAAAAGCTCCAGGTGACACATCTAAACCTTTTTACTACAAAGAAGATCAAATATCTGTATCTAAATATTATCCTTATAACTCTTTTTCTTTAATTAGAAGAGACGGTAATAATTACACCTCTACAGTTAAAAATACTACTACAGAATGGTTGCCAATATCTCTGTCTGCCCCTTTAGACTCTATAAAAACAGTTGGATCAAATACCGTTTTAAGTTTTCGTGACACTGCTCAACCACAACCTGCACCTCCTGTAGGAAAACCTAACTGGACTGGTACAGGTGCTCAAAATAGTAGTATTGGTAATTTCTTTTCAAAATCTGGAAGTAATGATTACCCTATTGTAAGAGTTAAAAATGCTCAAAGACCAGGTTCTCAAGACCTGTATATTTACAATGTAACAGGTAATGAGGTAGGCGCAGCGATATCTCAATCAACATTAACTACTCAAGTTAATATACCAACAGCGCCTGATGGCACGGCGTGGGCAGAACCTGGTGATGTTATAATATTCCAATTAAAAAACCCAGATTTTGATATAAGCTTTGATGGTGACAGAGAGTTTTTAAAAGATAAGTTTCCTAGATTTAGCTATAGATTTAAATATACTGACAATGAGTACTCGCTTATGGCACCATTTACACAACCCGTGTTTATGCCTGCTCAAGATGGTAGCATAACTTGGCAAGATGAAGATGTAGCTACAAAAACTACTGAATTAGGATTTTTTGAAAATAGAGCTAGTGAAATAGGTTTAGTAATTAATCTACCTTATTATCCAGGTGGCAACCACGCGGTTACACCTACGTTTAATTTACAATTGCAAAGAGAATTACATGTAGATGAAATAGAAATATTGTTTAAGTCGTCTAATGATAATAATATATACATTGTAGATAGTATAGACATAAGTGGCGCTGATGGTTGTCCTAGAGAAAATTTAGTTGCTCCTGATGGTCAGTCCACAGCTATAAGAAACCAATTTATATACAAGTATAAAGGTGCTAAACCTTATAAAGTAGTTCCTGAGTCAGACGTGACAAGGGTTAATGATATTATTCCAGTAAGAGCATTAGCTCAAGAAACATCAGGTAATAGAATAATGTATGGTAATTATGTAGATAACCACGCTTTACCACCTTACCTATGGTATGAAGCTAATTCTTCTTTAAAGACTGGTTCATTTGCTCCAGACTTTAATGTAGCTAACAACCCACCTATAGCAACTACTATAAATAACAAGATCAAAGAGTATTATAACGCAACTTTAAAACAAGGTAGAACATATCAAGTAGGAGTAGTATTAGCTGATAGATATGGTAGACAATCTACAGTAATGTTAGCTTCAGAAGCTGAAGACTATGGTAATAACAATAGGAATAGATCAACTGTTTTTGTGCCTTACAACAATGCTGGCGCAACTACTACCTTAAACTTTTTTGGTAGTTCATTAAAAATGGACTGGCATCTTAAAATACCTGATATAGATGATTATAATGCTTTAAATTATCCTGGCTTGTATAATGCTACGTTGAGACCTAACGGTTGGTATAGTTATAAAATAGTAGTCAAACAGCAAGAACAAGAATATTACAACGTGTATGCACCGGGAAGCATGTCTGGTAATGTTGTATATAAGGATAATGAAACAAAATTAAATTATTCAGACTCTTGGAATACTTCTAACTTATCTTTGTATGGTGATAATATAAATAAAATACCTAGAGATATGACTGATGTTGGTCCTACTGATAGAATATATGGTAGTAAAGAGTCTCTATATTATAGGGTAGTTCAACCTAATTATAATTTTGTATCTCAAAGTACTCCAGCTACTGTATTAACTAATAGATGGAACTCTAGACAAACAGTGCTTCCTGTACTAGAATCTACAGTTGTTTCTATACAGCCATTTTTAGATTTAGGTAAATGGGTAACTCAAAAAGGAGTTGCTAATTCTTTAAGCTATCCAGGTGCTTATGATAATTCCGGGACAATTGTGCCAGGAACTATAGATCCTTTAGTAAAATCAGATAACAATCCGTTTGTAGCTACTGTTAATAATAACGAAAACAAAGATAGAGTAGGTTTTTTAAACACAACTCAAATATCTAATAGCGCTACAGATTTAGCTAAATTTTCACAATCTTTAATAATTGCAGAAACAAAACCTAAAATATCTAATTTAGAACTTTATTGGGAAACTGCAACGTCAGGCTTGATAAGCGATTTAAACTCATCTATATTAACTTCTGGCGATGCTACAGCACCTAAAGATCTTACAACATTTATATTTACAGGTCAAGAAAGTATTGAGTACTCAGGCGCTAATCTAGCTAGTTGTTTATTAAATAAAAATATAAATATTGTTACTAATTCAGGTGTAGAAAATACAAATCCTAATTACAATATAGAAATAATAAGTGTTAAGTCTATAGATGCTAACGGACAAGAAGAGGATGCTACCCCTTTATTTGCTATAAAAGATTTTGCGGGTTCACCAAAAACTTATAATATACATTTAACCGATGTTGCTAATACTAATAACCAAGGTTTAGAATATGCAAATCCAGATGGTAATAATGTTTGGAACAAAGAATTTGTGTTTAATTTCAAACTAACTATAGACGGTAAATTACCAGCAATAGTTTCTAAAAGAAATAACTTTTTTAGCAATGATGCGCCAACTATGGGAGGTGTTGCTCAACAGTCTCCAGTAAATCCATCAGATACGGCTAACTGGGTTGGTGACACTTGGGCGTTTAGTATAGGAGGTGAAGAACCAGACTCTGGTCAAACAAATTACAATTACATAAAACAAAATCCTTTATTTGATAAAGAAGTTATAAGTTTAAATACTTATTATAGTATAAATAATACTAGTAGGAATAACGTAAGAAATAGAAATCAATTATTTTTTAACCAATACCAATGGGGATCGTACAATACTGGAACTCCACCATATCCAATATTTCCTACAGGCAAGTCTAACGTTGGGTGGAATAATGGTAGTTTTGCTGGTTTAAACTCAGATACTGAACTTTATATAGAAAAATTAGAATGTGCTATAAACAAAGGTAACGATACTGAAAAGTTTGGTTTTCAAGAGTGGTGGACATTAAAAAAGCTAGGTGTTACAGAAGCTGACAGAGCTCATGGTACTATTACTCCTGAACCTGATTGGTTTCATCCTAATACTAATATATATATTAACAATACTAATCCAACTATAGTAGATCTTAGTGGCAGTGCTTACGGTAGTCAAAATTTAAGATACACTTATTATGACTATCCTTGGAAGCTAGAGTTTATAGAATACAACCCGTCTAATCCAGCTCCTTGGCTTAGTGGTAGTGGGTTTGAGCCTTTTACTAGTGGTTGGTATTTATTAGCAGATGGTAATCAACCTCCTTTTGAATGGCAAGGTGCCGCTACTGAAAAAAATAACAATAGATTTTGGGCTGAAGGGTTTTTAAATGGTGGGCAATATAGCGTACATAAACTAACTATAGGTGTAAGAGAAACATTTGCTAATGGTAAAAAGTCTCAAACTGGACAATTTGTTATTTACGTAAAACTTTATAGATAATGGCTTTTAATTTAGAAATATCTTATTTTAATTCTTTTTGGGTAAAAAAGACAAATAACCAATGGACAGAGTCGCAATATCCTACAAGTGGCTATGGTAATATATCTAAAATACCTAATTGGCCAGGCGTGCCTTATAAAAGTTATGGTACTACTGCAGCTACTAGGTATTTAAATTATGTTTCTACCTCACAAATGTCTTCTATACCTAATCAAAGAGCAGATGTTAATTACTCTCCTGATTCAGAAGATTTAACATTAAATTGGCTTATAGAAGAGTCTAGAATAAGAGGAGCATTTAATGGTGATTCTACTGATTATGGAGTTAAAGCTTATTTATTAGATGATGAATATACTGCTGTAACTAGAAAAAACAATGTTATATACTCAGGCTTATTTAACTCTAAAACAAACGTTAATGAAACAAATGTTTTTTCATCAGCTCAAAGCATAACTTTTGCAGCACCAGAGCAATATGGATCTATACAAAAGCTGTATAGTGAAGATACTAAACTATTATTTTTTCAAGAAAATAAAGTTAGTAGAGCTATGGTTAACAAAAATATTTTATATACAACTGAAGGAAGAGGAGCACCTGTTAGCTCACAAAATCTCGTAATAGGGGAAATAACTCCATTTGTAGGTGAATATGGTATTAGTAGGAATCCTTATTCATTTGCTCAATTTGGTAGAAGAAAATACTTTACAGATAAAAATAGAAATGTAGTATTAAGACTATCAGACAATGGGTTAACGCCTATAAGTGATTATGGTATGGCTGATTTTTTTAGAGATAGATTAGCTGAAATAGATGATAACTTATATCAAAATATAGTAACAAGAAGTTTATCAGGTGTGCGATCACCAACTTGGCCTTACAACACTGTTCAAACTATTGGAGTAGGAGAGCCTTATATAGAAATAAATAACCCAGGTGGTAATATTGGTGATCTTTTCACGGGAGTACCTATAGGAGCTTCAATCGTAATAGATGGTATAGATACAGGTTGTTATGTTAGGAATGTAGATTTAACTAATGGTAGAGTGCAGTTGACAGAATTAATTCCTTTTGACTTTCCATCAGGCGCTACAGCTAGTTTCATAACTTATGAAAAAGATAAAGTGATAGGTGCTTATAATACTTATACAGACAAATATGTTTTAAGTATGCAGAAAAGAGATGGTACTTACAACACATTATCTTTTGATGAAAAAGTATTAGGTTGGGTATCTTTTTATGATTACAAGCCTTATAATGCTAAAAGTTTGTTCAATAGATTTTATACTACAAATCAAACTAACTTATGGATGCATAACGCTGAAAATGTATTAAGAAATAGTTTCTATGGCAATGAGCCAGTAAACTCTTCTATAGAGTTTGTATTTAATGCTCAGCCAAACATAGTTAAAACATTTAAAACAGTTAACTACGAAGGTACCAATGGTTGGGAATTAACTAGTATGATAAGTGATCAAACAGGAGCTTTAGCAGCAGGTGGTGGCTTTGAAAGTTTTGAAGATGAAACAGCAGTCATAAGAAGTTATAATGAAGGATTATATATTGAAGACGGTATACAATATAGAGCAGGATTTGATTTAAAAGAAAATAGATACGTAGCTAATGTTATTAATAATACATCTGCTCAACCAGGTGAAATAATAATAGGTAATCAAGCTAGTGGTATCAAGGGATATTTTACAACATTGAAATTAACAACAGATGCAACTACAGATTTAGGTGGAACAAAAGAGTTGTTTGCCGTAGGATCTGAGTATGTTGTATCATCTTATTAAAATTAAAATATGTCAAACGGAGGATTTACAATAAACTTAGATGATTTAAATGCGGCAACTGGAGGCGGCGATGACAACTACAACGTAGGTAATCCTACCGGTAGTGGTCCTGCCCCCATGCACTCTGGAGGAGGTAGCAATATGATGGGCTATATGCAATTAGCCGCAGCTGCTACACCTATGGTCGCTGGCTTTATACAAGGTAGAAAACAAAAAAATTTAGCCGATGATTTAGAAACTGAAAGACTTGCTAAGGATAAAGAAATAGCTGGCTTATTAGCCAATAGACAACAAATAAGAAATCCTTATGCTAATTTATCTGTAGCTACAGAAGCTGCTGAGTTTCAAGCTCAACAAGTTGATCAATCACTTGCTAATACTTTAGACGCTATACAAGCTGGAGGCTTTGGTGCTGGTGGTGCTACTGCATTAGCTAGAGAAGCTGCAAAAGCTAAACAAGGTATTTCAGCTGACATACAAAAACAAGAAGCAACTAATCAAAGGTTCTTTGCGCAAGGAGAACAAATAAGACAGAACATGCAAGAACAAAGGTCTATTGACGATATTGATTTTGCTAGAGCTCAATCTGATAATCTAAGACAACAAGAGATGGATGCTTTAGCAGCTCAACAAGCTAGTAATATGGCTGGAGTTGGTGGTAGTATGAAGATGGCACAAAGTATTATGCAAAATCCAGAAGCTATGAAATCTATAGCTGGACTATTTGGAAGTTAAAAAAATAAATTATGGCAGTAAGAACAAGAGGTAGATATTCACCTAGATTAATTAGAGATCCTAGAGGCATGCAAGCCGCTAAAAACCTTACCTCTATAGCAGATAAGGCCTCTGAGATGTATAATCAGGCTACTCAAGCAAAAGAAGCTAAGAAGCTTGGTATGAAAGTTTTAACTAAAAAAGGATTAGAAGAATCTCAAGCTTATAAAGATGTAGCTAAAGATATAGCCAAAGTACATCCTGATTTAGATGCTCAAATAATAGCTGAAATAGAAAATAATGCTAGGTTAATTAGTGATCAATATATGAAAGCTTATGGGCCAGATGGTACGCCTGAAGATATGATAGCTTTTCAAAAGTTAGATAATGACCTAACAAGCCAATTAAACGATTTAACTATAATGATAGGGACTTTAGACGGAGAATTAGAGGCGTACGATCTAGCTAAAGCAGAAAATAGGTTAATAGGTGATTATAATACTCTTGAAGATGATTTATTCCAATATAACATCACAAATGGTAAGTCAGATGTTAAATTATCTAAAAATAAAGATGGTAAATATCAGTTAACTGGAAGAGGTCCAGGCGCTGGTAATGACGCTAATCCTATAATTATAAGTGACTATGTAAGAAACTTAAAAAACAACGGATCTACATTTAAAGAAATAGATAAAAATATAGAAGGTCAAACAATTGAATATGGTAAGTCTATAGCAGACGCGTTAAAAGATCAAGTAGAAATAGATTATAAAGGTCAAGGATCGGTTACCTCACCTAATCCAAGTTTTGATCCTAAAAAACCCGTAGATCCAATTAAAAATCCAAGAGAAATAGTTACTACAGAATCTTTTACTTTTATAGATCCAGGAAATGCAACACAATTAATAACAAAGTATCTTAATGACAATATGTCTAATGGTTTTAGAAATTTAACAGGTAGTAAGTCTATGCCTAATGAAGAGCATTTATGGGAGCAAATGAAAAAAGAAGGCATTATAAGTAGTACTGATGCTTGGAACCCAACTAAACAAGCTGAATTAAATGCAGCTTATGCTGAATTTATTGTAAATGATTTATTCCCAACTGGAAAACAAAATATAACTAGAAGTGGTAAAGGCGGTAAAGCACCTAGAAAAACTTAAATAAAATATAATATGCCAGGATATTCTGATGAAATATACGATTTTATAGTCTCTCAAGATAGTTCTTTTAAGGACGATAAATCAAGAGAAGATTTTAATCAAGATATTAAAGATAGAAATTATTCAAATAAAATATTTTCTTATATATCTGATCTAGACGAAAGCTTTAAAAATGATTATGACGAAGATTCTTTTTACGCAGATGTTTCTGAAACAGTTATAGAAGAAAAATCAATTAAAGAACCTACAAAAGAAGAAGGAATTAATAGAGAGTCTTTAGCTAATAAATACGATTTAATTATAAATCAATTTGAAGATAAAAAGTTTAAACCTGAACTAGTAGGTGATGCTAGAGAAAAAGCTATTAACGATATTAAATCTAAAAAAGAACAAGCATTAAAAGATTTTGACTCAGACTCTGATATAGCTAGTTTTGCAGATAGAATATATAAGCTAGGTAAGAAGTACGCTTTAACTCAAGATGATATTGATGCTACTAAAGTTAGTTTAGAAGACAAGTGGTCAATAATGCCTGATGAAGTAGAAGAAGAAACTACCGAGTTAGATATGTTTGGAAGACCAATGCCAGGCTCTGTAGAGCAAGAGTCTACTGTAGATTTAAAAACTATTAACACACCTGCTATAGAATCAGCTAGACTACAAGAGCATGGTGATGATTTAAACAACTACAAAAAAGAAGCTGTAAGGCAAGGGTACACTGTCGTAGGTGCTTATGAAGAAGCTCCAGAAAATATTGATAAAAATAAATTAATAAAATTACCTGGACCTTTAGAGAATCCTAATATAAGTGAAATATATCCTGAGTCTGTTATTAACAATGTTTTAAATGATAAAAGAACTCAAGTAGCAAGAGATCAAAAGGTAAGAGATATGAAGCCTGAACTTGATGCTATATTAGAAGAGTTCGAAGAAGAAAAAGGTGTTACAGCCGTTGGAGGTCATATACTAGGTACTATAATGGAGGCTGGTGATTCTTTTAATAATTTGTTTTTAGATGAAAAATCAAGAGAAAGACAAGAAAAAATATCATTAGAACTTCATAAAGCTATAGGTACAGATGCTTCTTATATGGATGCTAGAGAAAAACTTAATAGGTTGTTAGCGTCTAAACAAGATACAGAGAACTATGAAATAGATGTTAATACTTATAGAATAGAAGCTGCTAACGACAACTTACAGTTACTAGAACATCAACTATTAAATTACGAAAAAAGAGCTAATAACGGTGAGACTTTTACAGAACAAGATGTAGCCGAGTATAATGTTGTAAAATCTGCTTATAACAAGCAAATAGATATTGCTAACGAAGCAATGTTAAGATTAGGAGAACTAACAGTAGAAGGCGTTAACTTTGACGAAATAAAAGATAAAACATTAAAAACATATTCTACATTATCTGTATATGGTAATAACATAGGTTCTAGTGTGGTAAGGATAGCTGGAGGATTAGCTACATTAAGACATGAACTAACTGTACCTCAACTTGCTAGGTGGGCAGGTTATGACATAAACGACGCAGAGGTTAGATCTGAGATCGCATCTGGTTTTGATGATTTTTTTGGTACAGAGATAGGAGATGAAATTGAAGCAGGGTTATCTTTAATAAATGATGGAAATCAAGAAGTAAAACAACAGATAGGTAAACTACATAGTTGGGCTGAAGAAATAAAAGACGAAAACAGAGAAAAGCAAGACTTTAATAAAATAACCAACCCACTAGAATTTGTCGCTTGGGGCTTTGAAGGAGTTACAGAAAATGCAGTTAACTTAGCTGTATCGGCTGCTACTGGAGGTAGCGGTGGTTTAGTTCTCATGGCATTATCAGAAGCTGGTAATAAAATGAATGAAATGAACAAAGAAATGGAGGGTGAAAAATGGAGTGATGATGAATTAAAGTTTATTCAAAAAGAAAAAGATAGATTAGGTAACAATTATAGTTTATTCTATCCAGACCAAGACGATGAATTTAAAATAAAACCAAAAAATGTAAGTGCGTTACAATATTTTGGAACAGCAGGTTTATATGGAGCCTCTGAATATGTTACTGAAAAAATTACATTAACTAACTTTAAGTTTGCTAAAAACAACATAAAAAAAGCTTGGAATTTAGGTGGTGAAACTACAGATGAAGTAGGTGGTAGAATAATAAATAGTAAATTAAATCCATTAACTAAAGCTGAAAACTTTAATATATGGGGTAAAGAAGCTTTAAAAGGTACTTTTAATGAGGCTGGTGGTGAAGGAATAGTCACTATGTCTCAAAACTTTGCTGATAGGTATTTCTTAGATAAATACGATGTTTCTTTATTAGATGGCGTAACTGAGTCTATGGCTATGGGTGCATTTATGAATGGTACTATGCAGTCACCAGTGTTACTATCACAGGCTGCAAATGCTTTTAGACCTGAAAGCCAAAACGCTTTAGTAGCTAAAACAGGTGCTGAAATACTATCATTAAGCAAACAACGTGATAAAATAGACGCTCAAATATTTGCGTTAAAAGGATCTGATCCAGCTGCTATAGAAAAATTAAAAAATCAAAGAAACGAAATACAAGATAATATAATGGATCTTAGTACTAAGCAGTTAGAAAATATGAGAGAAACTGAAAGTACTATAGCTAGCTTGACAAAGAGTGATAGACAAAGTTTAATAGATGTATTTAATAACGAGCACAAAGTAAGAAAAGAAATTGATGATATAAACGAAAACGAATCATTAAGTAAAGTTGACAAAAAAAGCCTAATAAATACTCGCTTAGATTATCTTACTAAACAAAATGCTAAAAAACAAAGAATATTAACTAATAGAGTTTTTGAAGCTGACAAAGAAAGAGGCAGAAATTTTGCAACTGCTTGGAGAACAGAAAATAATTTATTAGACGATGTTGCTAATATACAGGGCAATAACAATAAAGAGGCTTTAGAAAAAGGTTTACAACATGTAGATACTATAGAAGATCTTACTGATCAAGAAAAGAATCAAGTTAAAGATCAGATGAAAAACGAGTTCAAAAGAGTTGAGCAAGAGTCTAGCGGTGATTATACTGTTCATGGCATGGCATTTGGTGATAATTTAACTGTAGAGACAGTAAATCCTGATGGAACTAAAACTACTCGTAAAGTTAATGTACCTATAAATTTTGCCATGGGCAAGCGTAATAGAACTGTTCAGTCACACGAAATGGGTCATCAAACAGTATTTAAAAAGTTTATGCAAAATAACTCTAACGCTGTAGGTTTAGTTAGCGACATGGAGTCTTATATTAAAAAGAATTTTAAAGGAGAAATATTACAAGAGCTTAAAGAAGTAGAAGAAGCTTATAAAGACAGATCAAAAGCAGAAATAGCAGAAGAAAAGCTAGCTAGAATCAGTGACTTTTTAAGAAAGAAAAATATCAAAGGAGATAGGACTTTAAGGAATAAATTGTTTGGTAGGTTTCAGAAGTTAAATGAAGGTAATGGTCAGATAAACACTGGTAAGGATGTGTTTGATATGATTACTAGTTATAATCAATCATTTGAAACAGGTGTTTTAAGTGGCTTAGCTAAAACTGTAGCGCAACAAGATTCTAAAAGTAAACCTACCACAGCTAAAAGATCTATGACTAAAGCTGAGCAAGATAAAGTTGAAGATAACCTTAACGAAGCTCCAGGTGTTAGAAATAAAGATGGTAAATATACTATGACTAAAGCAGAGTGGAGAGCTGATAAAAATAGAGCATTTAGTAAAGCATATAACATGCTTATGAATGGTGATTTAGACGGTCTTATAATAGCTAAAATGGCTTCTGGTAAAGATATATTTGGTCAAGCTAGAGAAGATTTTATAAATGATGCTAGAGATAAAATAGGACAACACATGCTTAACTTTGATCCACAGATGCAAGATAGCTTATTTGGTTGGGTTAATTCTTATATAAGTAGAAAAGTTGGAGATGTAGCTAGAAAAGCTAAAAGAGAAAAAGCTAAAACACCGGGCAGTAAAATATCTACAGACCAAAAGCTAAGTGAAGAGGGTAGAACAGTTGCTGAAACTATAGAGGGTGACACAGCTACTGATATAGAAGCTGCAGTTGACAGATCGTTAAAAGCTAAGAAAAAAGGTATTGATAATCTTAGAACTAGACTAGGTATTGAAAAAGGTGGTAATATATATAACAAAGTAGTTGACTCTGTTAAAAAAGTATTTGGATCTAAATTACCTGAAGTGTCTAATAAAAACTTTAAAGAAGCACTTAAAAAAGATTTTAATACTTTACTGTTTAAAGATATTAAAAACGATATAGGAACTAGAGCTAAATATAAAGAGTTTATTGAAGGTGATGTAACTTTTAAAGATGCAGATGGCAATACAAAGACAATGCCTCGTTGGGAAATGCTATATGATTATATTTCTCAGTCTACATTTAATAAAAGGTTTGAGCCATTTATAGAACCTTTAATAGATCCAGCTACCGGCAAACAAGCTAGGCCTGATAATAACCCTTTATTTACTAAAAAGAAAATAACTAAACAACAATGGGTTGATTATTTTTTAGGTGATAACGTACAAGCATCGACTAAAGGGACTAGAAAAGATGCTTTAGCGTCTGCTATAGCTCAAGAATTAGCTTTTGATGCTACAATGGAGACTATATCAGATCCAGCTATACAAGCTAGAATAAGAGATATTTACGAGTCGCAAGGTTTAAGGCAAGCTGAAAACTACTTAGAACAAGTAGCCAAAGAAATAGATAGAGAACCTAGCTCTAAGTTTAGTAAAACTAGAGATATTACTAGAAAAAACGAAATAAATAATTTAAGAGACTTCTTATCATCCCCAGAAATACTTGAAGCTGTACAAGAAGGTAGAAATTTAGAAGGTTTTATAAATGATTTTGTTAGTAAATTAGATAGTGTTGAGCCTATAATTAAAGAAATAAATGAGTTAAGAAGAATAGCTAGAAGATTTAGAGATCAACAAGAAGCTGTATTAGAAAATTTAGATGATATAATAAATCAAAATGTAGATTTATCTGCTCAAGAAAAGAAAGCTATAATAGCTGAAGCTAAAAGAAAAGTTAAAGCTTCCAAGAAAACTATAGAAATAAGTGACGCCGTAAGAGAAATAGCTGAAAGATTAAAGTTAAAAGATGGATTTGCATATGAACAAGCTGTTTATGATGAAATAAATAAAGCTATAAAAGAATTTAACATTGAAGGTTTTAAACTTTCTGATGGTCCTACAGAGGTAGAAGGTGCTGCAGATTTAGTTTCTACACTATTTGATCAAGAGTTTAATGTTGAGTTAAAGTTAGAAAAACCAAGATATAGTAGTGTTACTTTAAAGTATGAATTAAATAAGCTAGCGCCAAGTATATTAAAAAATTATCCTTTCAATGACAGACTTATTAAAATGGCTCAAGATAAAAAAGAGGCTTTTAAAAAATATAGAGACAGAGCTAATGAGCTAGGAGAACAAATGTTTGGTAAAGATTATATACCTATGGATCAAATGGGTGATGCTTTGCCTAAAGAAATTTTTGAACAATTAAAAAGAGAAGGACTTCAAAAAGGTATAACTAGTGAAGTAATGGCTTCTACAGATATAGTTAGTAAATTATATTGGGCTAAGAAAAATGGTACTGCTTATATACAAATAAAAGGTAAAGGGTTATATTACTTACCTAATACAGATAATTCTTCTCTAGAAAATCCTTTAAGATTAGATGTGCCGCCTTTTGAAGGTGAAGTAATGATTTCTATGGCTGTCTCTAAAAACTCTATTAAATCTAAAAAAGGACCTAAAAGATATTTAAACGCAGGCGTTAAGTTGGTAAATGGAAAATTACCTGGAAGTACAGGCTTTGTTAGTGCTGGCATGAGATTTCAAATGACTAATTTAAGGAACTTACCTGACTCAAACGTTAATTTAGATAATGCTAAAAGTATTAAAAAATTAATGGATTCAAGCTCTGTTGCTATAATAAAAGAACAACAAACAGCTTTAAAACAAAACGACTCTATGTTTTCTAAGTCTAAAGTAGTTGCTAAGTCAGAGTCAATAGAAGAGCAAATAAGAAAAGCAGAGATGTTAGATAAAGCCTTAAATGTAGCTCGCGATCCTAACGCTCCTGTAAGAAAAATTAGAGTGTTTGATTTTGACGATACATTAGCTAGAACTAATAGTTTAGTACTTTACGAAATGCCTGATGGTAGTACAGGTAAGTTAACAGCGGAAGAGTTTGCTAAAAGAGGTGACTCAATACTAGCTGAAGGCGGTACTTTTGATTTTAGTGATTTTAATAATGTTAGAGATGGTAAGCCAGGCCCACTTCTTGAAGTAGCTAAAAAAATACAAGAAGCAAGAGGAACTAAAGATGTTTTTGTATTGACTGCTAGACCTGCTGAATCAGCAGTAGCAATTAAAGAATTTTTAGATGCTGTAGGTTTAAATATACCGTTGAAAAATATAACTGGATTAGCTGACAGTTCACCACTAGCTAAATCAGAGTGGATAATAAGCAAAGCTGCTGATGGCTATAATGACTTTTATTTTGCAGACGATCATTTAGGGAATGTTGATTCAGTTAAAACAGCTTTAAGTGTAATAGATGTAAAGTCTAACGTGCAACAAGCTAAAGCTAAATTTAGTAAAACTGTTGATAAAACTATTAATGATATTATAGAGCACAAGACTGGTATAAAATCTGAATCTGAATATTCTGATGTTAAAGCTAGATTAAAAGGTAGAAAGAAAGGTAGGTTTGAAATATTTATACCACCATCAGCTGAGGATTTTGTAGGATTACTTTACAAAATGATAGGTAAAGGTGAGATAGGTAATATGCAAATGGATTGGTTTAAAGAGCATTTGATTGAGCCTTACGGTAGAGCTATGGAAAATTTATCACGTGATCAAAACAGAATGATCAATGATTTTAAAGCTTTAAAAGAAGTATTAGTTAAACAAGGAGTAATACCTAAAAACTTAAATAAAAAAGCATTTGGAGAATACACAGTTCAAAACGTTGCTAGAATATTAGCTTGGGACAAACAAGGTTTTGATATACCAGGACTATCTAAAACTGATTTAAAACAAGTATTAGACTATGCTAAGAAAAATCCTGCTATAGATGTGTTTGCTCAAAATTTAATTGACATAAATAAAGGAGATGGTTACGCTGCTCCAAATGCTGATTGGTTAGGCGGTACAATATCTACAGATCTACTAGACGGTTTAAGAACTGGTAAGCGTAGTAAGTATTTACAACAGTGGCAAGAAAATGTAGATATTATATTTTCACCTAAGAATTTAAATAAAATGGAAGCTGCTTTTGGTACTAAGTACAGAGAAGCTATGGAAGACATGTTAAGTAGAATGAAGTCTGGTAGAAATAGATCTAATAACATGGGTAGATTAGAAAACAGATTATTAGATTATATTAATAACTCTGTTGGTACAGTTATGTTTTTTAACATGAGATCTGCTTTACTTCAAACTATATCAGCTATTAACTTTATAGATTTTGGTAGTAATAATGTGTTTAGAGCTGCTAAAGCTTTTGCTAATCAAAAACAATATTGGACTGATTTTATGGAGTTAATGAACTCTGAATTTTTAGTTGAAAGACGTAATGGGTTAAAGCTTAATGTTAGTGAATCTGAGATAGCTGATGCTGCTGCAACTAGTAAAAACAAGGCTAAAGCAGCTGTTGCTTATATACTTCAAAAAGGTTATTTACCTACCCAATTTGCTGATAGCTTTGCTATTGCTTCAGGTGGTGCTACGTTTTATAGAAATAGAATAAATGCTCTAATGAAAGAAGGTATGAGTGAAGCTGATGCTAAAAAACAAGCGTTTTTAGAGTTTAGAGAAATAGCAGAAGAATCACAACAATCATCTAGACCTGATAGAGTTTCTCAACAGCAAGCTAGTGTGTTAGGTAGATTAATATTAGCTTTTCAAAATACACCTATGCAAATGAATAGGCTTGGTAAAAAAGCTTTCTTAGATCTTGTTAATAGAAGAAAAAGAACAGGTATGACTCAGTTTCAAAGTGATATGAGTAATGCTTCAAGAATTACATATTATTTTGCAGTTCAAAGTGTTATATTTAACGCATTGCAACAAGCTTTATTTGCTTTAGCATTTAATGATGATGAAGAAGAAAGTGAAAAAGAAAGATACTACAACATTGCTAATGGTATGTTAAACACTTTCTTAAATGGAACAGGAATGATAGGTGTTGCTGCTTCTACTTTAATATCAGTTGGTAGAAAAGTTTATAAAGAGTCTGCTAAAGAAGGACAGTTTCCAGGTCCTAATTACGAAGACGCTGCAAATGAAATGTTAAATTTCTCACCGCCAATAGATATTAAATTAAGTAAGTTAAGACAAGCTGGTCTAACTTGGAAGTACGAAGGATATAAGCATGATGAAGCTAAATGGGGTATAGATGATCCTGCGTATAAGTCAGCTGCTTACGTAATATCAGGGTTAACTAATGTTCCACTTGATAGATTAATTTCTAAATCAGAAAATGTTAGAAGTGCCATTGAAGATGAACAACAAACATGGAAAAGAATTTCGCTATTGTTAGGCTGGAGAGATTACCAATTGAACTCTACTGAAGAAAGAAAAGAATATGTTACTTCACAAAAAGAAGCTAAGAAGAGATATAGAGAAAAAATGAAAAATAAAGGCGTTAGACAATACTCACCTAAAACTTTAGAAGAGCAGAAAATACAAAGTGAAACAATTAAATATACTAAATTAAATAAAGCTAGACAAGTAGAAATGCTAGATAGCTTAGGGCTAAGTAAGAAGCAAATAAAAAATCTAAAATACGAAAAAGATAGAGTTAAAAAACTTATAGAATTAATGAAATGAAAGTATCAGAAAATACATCAGTGCAGCTTGATTTAAAAACTGTAGTAGCTATAATATCTATAACAGCATCATTTGTTGGTATGTATTATACATTGCAAGAAGATATAGCCGAAGCTAAAACTTTGCCTCCAACTGAGGTTACTCGTTTAGAATATGAGTTAAAAGAAAAGTGGAATGAAGAAATGATTTTACAACTTGAAGATAAAGTTAAAATGCTAGAACAAACTAGTGATATACTAAAAGAAGAAATTAAAATAACATCGGCAATGTTACAAGATGGCACTGAAGCTGATGGTAAGTTTGAAGAGCTTCAAAGACAATTAGAAGAATTAGAAAACAAAAAACCTAGTACTAGAGTTATAGTAAAGGAGGTTAAAGTAGATAAAAAAGGTAGAAAATTATAAATTATGAGTTTAGAAAAAGTAGCTAAAGGCTTAAGAAAAGCTTCCAAAACACATGCTGAGCAAGCTGGTATGGTGGAAGATCATATAGAAGAAATGGGAGAAAGTAGTCCTGCTAAAATTAAAAGAACTAAAATATCTGGACCTTGCAAAGCTGCAGCAAAAAAGAAATTTAAAGTATGGCCAAGTGCTTATGCTAGTGGTTGGGGTGTAAGATGTACAAAAGCTGGTGGACCAAGTAAAATGGGTAAAAGAAAAAAGAAAAAGTAATGGCTAAGAAAACTAAAGGTGGTGGAACTACTAAAGTATGTTTACCAGCTAGCAAAGTTAAATCTATGAGTAAAGCAGAACGTGATAAAGTCGTGAGAGCTAAACGTTCAGCTGCTAGTAAGGGTAAATACAAAAGATCAAGTAAGTCAAATGTTAAAGGTGCTCGTAAAAAAGGAGCTACACTTAGAGACTGGTTTGAAAAAGAAAATTGGATTAACGTAGCAACTGGTGCTCCTTGCGGCGCTTCTAGCAGGAAACGTAAAAAGAATAAATAATGTCAACTAAGAGAAAATGCAAAAAAGCTTGGAAAAAATGGGAAGCTGATTATGCTAAAAAAGAAGGTGGTAAAGAAGAAGCCTCTAGAGAAAGAAGAGAATTTTACTGTGATAACGGTGTAATAAAGCTTAGGCCATCAGATGATGCTGATGTTCCTTTGACTGACGAACAAATAGAAAAAAAGAAAAACAATGGCTGAACCAAGAAAAACTACAAAAGGAAAAGGTCGTAATTTTAGGACTGTAAAAGAAGGTGCTGGTATGACCAAAAAAGGGGTTAAAGAATATAGAAAGAAAAACCCAGGAAGTAAACTTAAAACTGCAGTTACTAAGTGTGATGTTAAAGTAGGTACTAAAGCTTATAAAAGACAAAAATCATTTTGTAGTAGATCTAAAAGCTGGGATGGCGAAAGAGGTAGAGCAGCTAGGAAACGCTGGTGCTGTAGCAGATTTAGTTAGGAACGAGAAAAAACTGGGCACCATACCCAAAAGTTCCTGTAACCAAAAAGGGAGGCCGTAAGACCTCCCTTTTATTATTTAGCAGCTACCACAGTAGCCATTGCAATATGGACACATAACTTATATTTTAATAGTTATACCTATCGATACAAAAAACGCACCGCTTGCTATTGCAAGTGTGTTTGGATTAAAAATATTCTGTTGATTAAGCTTTTGCTTATGCCATATCATATTAGTACCAGCCATAGTCATCATACCGATACCTCCTATTATAGCTAATCGTTTCATACTATTTCACACGCGCCTCCTGCACAAGCTAGTTCACCAGCTAAATCAGTTTCATCTTCAACTTCTACTATATTAGTAAGATTAACATCAGTTAAACTCTTCATCATAGTTTCGTATTTAGATTTATCTATATCTTCAAATGGTGCTTGAGTATAAGTACCGCCATCATAAGGTAGGACAGATAGCCCATTATAATACTCCCTATTGTCCCACATCCATTTACCTGCTTTATTCCACTCATCTGGTTTTAAACTAACAGTAGCTGAAACATTATGAGTATTGCTACCACGTTTATGACCTGGTTGTACCCATTCAGTTGCTACTTTCTTTATACGCTCAAGTAAGTCAAACGGTGACTCAGTTCTAAGTATAGAACCATCAGGTGCTTTTTGTGGTATGCTAATTACAGCTGTATCATGAGGTCTAAAATATTCATCTTCTATTAAATCAGGATGATTTTTAACTAAATACTTATACATACTTTCGTTTTTACCAACTCTAACTCTACGAATATAATAATCATTATGCCATGCGTGAATACCAGATGAAGTTCCTAATGCAAGAGATGTTGTCCCAGCAGGCTTCACGGTTGTACATCTAGCAGCGGGTTTAATACCTATTTTTCTAGCTGTTTGTTTGTTTTTGCTTACTACTATATCTGCAGCTTCCGTCATATCCAACTGCAGCACAGCGGCAGAGCCTATTCCTGTCATTGACACACCTATAAGGGCGTCCTTCTCTGTCGTATCTTTCCATATGTCTCTTAAATAATGAAAGTCAGTATAACCTGCTTGTAGTGTACCTATAAATGATGCTACTCTACATCTATCGTTAAAATCAATTTGATCTTCAATATCACTAGCATTTACTTCACATAAATTACAAAACTGATATGGTCTTAATGCTATTTCACAACAAGGATTTGTACCCCAGTCTTTATCGTTATTAAAGTAAATACCTGGCTCGCCTGATCCTGATCGCTCAACACGTTTCCATAAGTCCATAAAAAATCCTTTATGTATTTTATGTCTCATAAGCACAGCTGAGTTGTTAGCACGACCTCGTTGAGGTGCTTCTTCCCACCAGTGCCCTGACTTACAACCTATCATTGCTTCATCATCTGCTGAGAATAAACTAATCAACGCTGCTCTACGTATACCACCCGCTAATACAGCGTCAGCTATATGGCAAACAATATCGTGAGCTTCTAATGTAGTAAGTTTATTACCATCTTCAACATTTGATAATATACCTGCTACTTTTACTAAACACTCTTTCAAAGGCTGTGGACCTGGCGCTTTGCCACCAGACGTAACTAATTGAGCTCCTTTTGGTCTTATATCAGAATAATCAAAAAGTATCTTAGATGATCTCTTAGGACCCATATAAGACTTAATTAAAACTTTAACCGCATCAGCCCAACCTTCAATGCTGTCACCAATTAAATGTCTTCTAGCTCTTTTACTATAAGGTTGATTTACTGGTGGTAATTTACTAACATGATGGTGTTGCACAGAATAACCTACGCCAGTGCCACCAAGTAGTAAAAACATTATTTCATTAAAAGACTCAATGCTATCAATAGGTAGATAAGCACAATTGTAGACACGGTTAGGCGATATTTCAATTGGTTTACCTCCAAATTGTAACGATCGCATAGACGGTAAAACTTTCTTTTCATATACATATTTATATGCAGCTTCAATTTCATCAACAAGTTTAGGATATTTTTTGATATGCATGTTCTTGTTTCTAGTAACTAGCTCTTCCCATGTTTCTCTTCTGTTTAATTCAGGTATGTATTTAGCATACTTCATATAAACAGTAATATCACTTAGTATCTTGTTCGATAGTTCCATTTTGTTCTGCTTTTTTTCTTTCTTTCATTTGTTTTTCCATATTAGACTGTAAGTCTTTAATGGCTTGATCGTAACCTGGCATTAGCTTTAGTGTTTCTAAAGTTCCTACGCTTAAGTCTTTCAAGTATGATATTTCATTTAATAACTGCTGAATAACATTAGTCATAGCTTTAACTTTATTCTGCATTTCTATTAGTTTACTTTCTTTCATCGGCCTTGTCCTCTGTATTTTTTCTTATAATTTATACTTCCTTTTAAACTAGATGTTTTAGATTTTGCATGAACACCTGGTCTTTTTTTACGGTTTTTCTCCCGATACGGTGATAATGTTAGCTTCGCCATATTTTTCTGAATATTTAATTAAGTCTTTATATTTTAGATAACCTTTAGATTCAATACTCCAATCAATGAACTGTTGAAGCTTACGTCTAGCGTACATGCGTCTTGCTAGGTCTTTTTTCTCCCAAGAATTAAGTTCACGGTTTCGTCGCATTCTTTTTGATTTTGAGGTTTATACAATGAATACTTAGGCATTTTCTTCGCCACATAATTTTTAAATAATTTCCAACGTATTGGGAAAGATTCATTGGGTCTTCCTTTACATTCAATGATGAAGTCATTTCCAATAAAATCAGGTGTATACTTAATACCAAGTATTTTCCTATCGCTTCTATCGCGGAACTCACCTTTTGAGTTAGCTTGTCTTTCATAACATTTGTTTTTAAAGTTAAAAGAAGGGACAAGCTCGTAAGTTTGTCCCTCATATTTAGCTTTTATCTTAGCTTTTTTTAAAGCTATGTACATGTATTTTTCAAGACCTGATTGAAACGTTATGCCGTCATGCTTAACCTTTTTAGATCTAACAGGACCTTTCTTTTTATACCGGCGCGATCGCATCGTCCCAGTCTAATTGTGCAGAACTACCTTTAAACGCTGCGTGATCTGCAGCTTTAATAGCATCAGACACTAACTTATCATTTAGTTCTTCTTTAGCTGCTTGTATATAAAGTATTGCATCCATTAACTCTTCTTGAACATCGTTTAAATAACCAGCTAGATCTTTATGCTTGCCAGTTCTTTCATCGTGTAATGTTCTACCATACTTAGCATAGCCAACATCAGAACGCTTAACGAACTTATCACATACTCTTTCTACAACAGGATCTCTAAATAAAATAGTTTTACTTTTCATCTTTGACAAATGTTCCGTTAACCATTTTACCAGTACGTTTAGATATTACTTTGTATGCGGCATCAATACACTCTTCAATTGTTGTTCCACCAAGATGAGCCATGTTAGTTAATACAACTACCATATCACCTATAGCATCGACAAACTCTTCATTATCATTTTTAAGTACAGCTCTACCAAGCTCACCAGCTTCTTCCATTAGTTTACAGAACTGGGTTTTAGTATCACCTTTAGTATATAAGCCTCTTTCACCAGCCCAGTCTCTTATCTTTTGAAATCTACTGTCTTCAACATTGTCATATCTCCAGTTTGCAGGCTTGCGTTGAGATAATGATTTAATATACTCGTTAAATTCACTAGTATCTTGATCAAATAAATTTGGTTTAAAATATTTAGCAAATGCTTTATTATATATATAACATCTTTCCATTGTATATTGAGATGTTGTTACATTTTCCATTATCCATTTAATAGTGTCCATATTAATTTCAAATGTACCATGTAATGTTTCCCACGTTTTACCCATATTATCCATTAGTCTACCTTTTAATTTAGATACTGGACATGGAAACGTAGAGGTCTGCTCTGTCGCGTTTATGTGCATTGTATTAGATTTTATTTTATTAATATATAAATCTTTATATTTTTGTCTGTCAACTCTATAGCCATAAGACAATTGAAGTTCTAACTCGCGGTCGGATATATAATCTATATCTGTACTTTGTTCTAGAACTTCTATTTCGTCTAAGTCATAGCCTTGCTGGTCAACAACTCTAGATATAAGATCACGTGTAACACCTATTTTTTTACCCGGTATGTGGTATAAATAATAATTAATTTCACCCATACTTTCTAGCTCTTGATGTTAACGTATTTTGTTCAGGTAATTTATCATTATAAATATGTAAGTTATGTGCAAAATGATAGTACGTACCCATATCAATACCAGTTCTTTCACAAACTAAATTTTGTAACATACTA